ATCAATTTCTTGATGAATTTCTCTGTAAAACTCGTCATCATGTATCATAAAACTCCAAAGTGCGACTCTGGGCAGCAAAAATAAAGGAGTATGTTTGCAGGGATAGCCAGAGCCGCGAAATTATTTCTTTTTCTTCATCATCATGTCACATTTCTCGAGTTTCTTATCCTGTTTTTTATCCATCTTCAAAAGCTCTTTCGTCTCTTTAAGAGCTGATTTTTCTTTGGCTTCAATTTTCTTAATCTTTTTGTCCATTATCATCCTCAATTATTTCAAAATATGTTACATATGAGAAATTCACAACGAAATTTTCAGCTCCTAAATTTAAATCCCATCCATCCCTCAAAGAATTTCTAAGTAAATTGCATTTTTCTTTAGTATAAATGACTTCTAAGTTATTCCCGGAAACAAAATGTATCCTAATTCTGACTTGGTCTTCAGACATTAATTTAATCCTGTAGGTCCAGTAAGTTTCAAATTAGGAACTCTCATCTTCTGTGTAGTCGGGCTATCAGTGCTGAAGTCATCATCTGTGATGTCCGTCGCTGTTCCACGAGTTGAAATGTGCTGAAAACTGATCGTACAAGCGTGCGTGATAGCCATGAAGCTACCCACGCATAACAGAGTAATACAAAAAAAAATCGATGATTTTATCGCGTTCATAAGCTCTCATACTCCCTCTAATTTTTAGGTTTTTCTGGACAATCATTTTCCCATAAATGATCCAATAATTCTTTCACATCTTTTAATTGAAGACCTATTGCATCACCCTCGCGATGAAGAATTTTTAATTCATCGATAATCGTTTGACACGAAGCCTTAACAAGGCGATGAGAGGCTTGATCTGGTGTAAACCAGCACATACAAGGCATTAAATAGACTCCAATTTATTTTTTTCTTCCCTCAACAACTTAGCAAAACCTGGAAATTTTTTGTTTACTTTTGTCAATTCTGAGGCATAATTTTCGGAAAACTCGCAAATCATCATAGCAGTATCTAAAAAATCTCTATCGGTGAACGTGCATTCTGTATTTGAAAGCATTTGATCAGCCAATTTTCCCATATCATGTGCCATTTTTAAAAATAATTTGGGACTAAATGCACAGAGAACCTTCTTTGTCTTATCCGAGATCGTTTGTTTTTCTTTCATAATGATAATTTCCGTCCTTGGGTTCATGCTGCATTGTTTCGTACAAGTTAATTTATTTACCTGACGGTCATCTTCATAAACGATTTTATTCATGACGTCTAGATAAAATTTGCAAAGGTTATCAATGTCTTTTTTGAATATATTCTCTGTGATTCCCCACTCACACAAATTTTCTTCATGAGATCGAGGAGATGTGAAGAAGTGCAGTCCAACGCGAATAGCATAATCATTAGGAATAGGAAATTTATCTTGTGCATTTTGAATAGCATCTAAAACCTGAAATTTAGCAGCATTTTTTAGCTTTTCTTGGGGGTCGTAAGAAAAATTCTTGCAGATTCTAGGTCTAATTTTAGCTACGGGTTCACCTGGAAGAATTATTTTCATTTCATTAGAAACCATTTTTTGTTATAATAAATATCACAAACAGTGCTTCTCGTACTATTTAGCCGTGAGAATAGGGTACAAAGCTTTCTCATGGCCTTTTTGCTAAATATATCAAAATTTCTCACGGCCACTAGACCGGTCATTTTATTATCAATAATAGTATCATATGAATAAAATAACTCATCTATATCATCAAAACATTTTTTAAGTTTATTTTCGGATAAATGAGCATATTTTGGATTGTTTTGAAAATACCATTTTAATTCATCCTTCATATCTTGCCCTTAGTTTCCTTTCTACGTTTTCTTATTTTGATCTGATAAATTCTATTGTATTCCCTGATTTTTTCCCTGTTCAATTCCCTATATTTTCTGTAATATTCCCGAAGAAGATCGTTTTTTGCTCTACTTTTTTCGCGAATTGCCTCTCGATTTTTGTAATAATACGCAAGGCTGCGGGCAATGCAGCTTTTTCTATTTTTAGCATAGTATTTACAGCTGTAAATATTTTGAGTTTTTTTCATTCAACTTCACTGATTGGAATATAACGTCTTCTACATACAAAATTAGTAAATGAGAGCCATTCTTTATTATTTTTTTCGCTTGCATATTTTTTTTGTCTAAATTTCATAACCTCAAGAATTTGGTTTTCATAGCTTCTAATAATTTCTTCGATAACTTGTAGGTTAATATATTTTTCTAAATCAGAATCACTAATGTTAGATGAATCTTTACAGCTATATTGCTTTTCAGTTTTTTTCAATTTCTCTATTCCTAAATTCTTTAGAAATTCTTACATTTCGCTCTTCACATCTGCAAAAAAAAATCCTCTTTGATTCGGAAAATTCTTGATCACTTTCTGAGCATTTATTACAAGATATGAAATCTGCCATCTTTTCGTATAAATCTCTATTTCTTTCACGGACGCAAGAGGCACACAAATTATAAATGCAATCTTCGGGAATTTTAAAGTTTAATTTTATTGTATTGAATCGTGACTTGCAATTTTTACAAACCATTTTTATGATATCGTTCATCTAGTGTCTCATTTTCCTTTTGAAGCAGCGAAACTTCTTTGCATATCTTACACCTAAGAACAGACTTTGTCGGTAATTCTTTTCCTAAGATTTTTCCCATCCTCATTTCATAGATCTCGAATTCCTGACAATTTTCTTGAGGAGTATGGCCACATTTGCATGGAACTTCATTATAGATCATTTAAGCCCTCATTTTCTTTTCGGTGACTCTTTTTTAACTTTCACTAAAATATCTTTATAAGGCATGTACCAGTCACATCCTTGACTTTTCCATATTTCCGGTTTCAATTTTCTTATAATCCAAATGAAAGCAAAAACCGGAAGAATTCTGAAATAGCACCTAATCACTCTTTTAAGCCCTCATTTTCCTTTTCCCTTGTGATTCCCTGTCTTTCATCTTTTAATCGATCCTGGGTCAAATCTGATGCCTTCCTGATGATTACAATCTTAATTCCCAAAGTAGAAAATTTCGTTTTTTCTCCCAACAGATTTTCTATTTCTGGCCGATCGATAATTTGTTCCTCAAATTCTGGATCATGCATTTTTCTCAAAAAGAATTTCTTCCACAAATTGAGATAGATTTTAGCTTGAGACTTTTCATACTCGTCTCGATACTCAACCCATTCGGAGAAATGTAATTTCATGAAATCACCCAAATCATCACTGAAACAAAAATAGCCATCACACCAAAAACGATGGAGATCGCTACGAAAAACATAAATGTCAGGTCATCTTTCATCTTTCAATCCTAATAATCTTTGATATAACAATCTTTAAACTCACATTTTTTAACGTATTCTTCAGCTTCTTTCATGCTTCTAAATAAAATTTGCCCCATGGGATAACCGTATTCTGGATGCGAATCAGATTTGCTGACAACGACCTTCCAATTTGAGAATTCGCAATTTTTTTCATCATTCATCTTTTAACCCCAATTTCTTCAAAAGCTCCGTGAAATCATTCGCAAATGTCGGGCTTTTCCACTCTATGAAATACAAATGTTGCCCGCAAAGAAAACCGACGCCTTCTTTATTTTTTTGACACTCGAAAATCATACCGTTTTTCCCATCATAGAATAACCCATCATCAAATTTATTTGTTATATCTTTTGGTTCTAATTCCTCCTCGTTTGGCTTCCATCCTTCTTTCAAAGCTTTACGCCTAACTCGCGTCTCGTCGACCTTATTGCCTCTAGCCCTCTCTTTCTTGATGAACTGTGTAGCTGCTGCATCTGCTTGCTCTTCTCTCTCTTCGTCGATAGACGAAACAACAACCGGAGCGACAGCGACTTTCTGTTGTTGTTCTTTAGCTATTTTCTTCTTAGAACATGTTTGTTCTTTAGTGTGTTGAATTTCGGGATCCCGACCTTCGGTATCCCGGATTCCGGGATGTCGAAGAATTATTTTAAATTTAGGAATTTCTGAGATGAAATATCTATAACCTGAATGTAAATTGCCATTTTTTATGGAAACTCTCTGCATATAGCCAAATTCGATTAATTCTGAAATAATTTCATAAACTTTATTTCTTCCTATACGACCTTTTACATGTTTGATGATTTGAGATATTTTTATCTGCCATTTTCGATCATTCGAAAGCAGATATGAAAGCATCCAGATTGCTTGTATTGAAAGAGTTTTGTGCCTTAGAATATCATTGAGAATCTGAGCATATGGATGCTCTGCATCGTGAGGGCAACGTTGAATTGTATCTCTATTTTCGAGTATATCCGACATAATTTTCTCCATGTTTTTGATTGTTGTTGCAAAAAAAACTCTGGAGAAGTATATTGAGATTAGAAATTGATGTATTAGTTCTCCAGATAAGGCCATTTGCAAGATGGCCTTTGTCTTTTCTATAGATTTCATTTAAATTCATTTATTTTCTCATCATACTTATGATTCGTTGCAATAAATAATCGTTTCAGGCATATTGTACACAGTATTCCTTCATCACACTCGAGCCTACATTGTGTAGGCCTGAGGTACCAATTTTTTCTACCTTGGTTTGGTTGAAAAATCGGGCAGTGCGCACGTGCTGCCCGTTTATCTCACACACAAACATTAATAGCAACACAATCCTCTACATTATCATATCGCTTATCCATCAAGTCTACCGCCCTCACTTCTCCGCCTGTTTCTCGCTCAATCTTTTTAGCTAAAGCAAAGCTAGGACGTCTTCGAAAGTTTGATACGCATGAGATGTAAGACCTATCATACCCAATAATGTCAGCAAAATCTTTTGATGTAATCTTGTTCGTGAAAAGCCAAAGTCTTAAGTCCATAAATCCCTCCTTATTTTTATGATCATATTCTTATTGCAAAACAACTTTCTTTGCAATACAAATGATTTTTTTAATGTTGTGTGATGTGAAATTGTGTTGCTTTAAATTCATATGTGTTGTATATTTAGCCTATGATCGCAAAACAGCGATACCAAACCAACGGAGACAAAATGGAACCAGTTTACGAAGATCAAGACCGTCAATTTAACAGAGAGGAATACTTGCAATATTTACAAGATGAAGAGTTAGAGCAAAGCATGATCAAGTCTCCCAAGGAAGCCATGAATATTCTTATCGAGCAGATGTTTAAGGGAACGAATCAATCATATGAAGTTCTCTCAACAGCAACAAAGTTTTTAGCCGATTATTTTAAAATTGGACAGGATATCGACTTTGAAGAAAGTGAAACGAAGATCACTTTCAATCATGAAGTAGAAAAAAAAGTTGAGAAACAAACCAGTGTATCAAAAGACGACTCAAAAAGAATGCTGAAATGGGTAAGAGATATCGAACACGAAATATATGGAGAAGATACGATCGATGGATTCTCAATAGATTCTTCAATTAGCTCTCTTTGCTGGAATCTAGGATTTAACAGACCCTCAAACAGAAACATCAACATCCGAAGGAAATAATGGATACGATACAATCTTTAAAAGATAAAATTGACAAATTGCAGCTCGAAAGGGTCGCAATGCTTGCAGTAATAAGATCACTCGCTGAATACATCGAAGATCTGAAAAAAATAGTAGAAGAATTCGAACAAAAAGAGGTTTAAAATGACTTTAGCAGTACACAAAAATAATGAAGTAATGTCGTTTTCACATGAGCAAAACGAACTCATTAAAAAGCAACTTTGCAAAAACATCAATGATGACGAGCTTCACCTTTTCGCAGCAGTTTGTAAAAAGACGGGGTTGGACCCATTTATGAAGCAAATTTATGCGGTAAAGCGTGGTGATCAAATGACGATACAGACCTCAATCGATGGATATAGGCTCATTGCAGAGCGTACGGGACGTTATTGCCCTGGTCGTGAGTCAACACACCAATACAAGGGTGATAGGCTCGTATCATCGACTTCTTACGTTAAAAAGCAAACGAAAGACGGTACTTGGCATGAGGTTTCTGTTACAGCTTATTTTGATGAATACAAGCCGAACTACAAAAGCCAATTTTGGGACACTAAGCCTCACGTAATGCTAGTCAAATGTGCAGAAAGTTTAGCTTTACGTAAAGCATTTCCAAACGAATTGAGCGGACTTTACACAAGCGAGGAAATGGACCAAGCGCAAAATACACATGTTAAAGCTCCGATCATCGTAAGCGATCATCAAGCCGTAGAACTTCAAGGGTTACTAGATAAATGCTCATCAGAGAACCAAGAGAAAATGAACTCATACTTGCAAAGCAAAGGGATTAACTCTTTTTATCAACTTCCAATCGAATGCTATGAGACAATCAAAAAGAGACTGACTAGTAAGAGCGAAGAATATCAATCGATTTTAACAGGAACGGAGGCATAAATATGAGTCAAAATAAACAAGGCGAATTGATTGACATAGTCATTTTTCATAAAGAATTAGGAAAAGATGAAATCCTTCAAGTGTCCATAAAAGAGAGACTTGAAAAATTTGGATATGATGACCATGAATTAATATCATTTATGAATGATATAGAACAAAAATTAACGAAATTAAAAATGGAATACGAACAAATTTTAGAAGATGGGAGGGGATAATAAATGGATAACAATGAATTAGCAAAAATAATCCTAGAGTTTCTTGAATATGCAAATGAAAGTAAAACTCTACCATTTTATTTAATGCTTAATACATATGATGAAAGAAATGAAAATTTTATAAAAAATTGGGTTAATAATATTTGGTCAAAGGAGAATTTATAATGCAACAGAGATCACCGGAATGGTATTCACTAAGAAAAACACATATCGGCGCCTCGGATGCCGCGATAATTATGGGAGTGTCGCCGTGGCGCACTCCTTTTGAGTTATGGCAAGAAAAGACAGATATGCAAGTTAAAATCACACCTCACCAAAGTCCATGGATGCAGAGAGGAATAGAAATGGAGCCAGAGGCTCTAAAAGCGTTTGAATGTGCAACAGGGTATCTAATGAGGCCTGAGGTCGTTATATGTCCTAAAAAAGAATGGATGATGGCTTCTTTGGATGGTTTAGAGTTGAACGGAGATATAGCCGTAGAAATAAAATGTAGTGGTAAAAAAGACCACGATCTTGCGATGAGTGGAAAAATTCCTGAAAAATACATACCTCAGCTTCAACATCAACTTGCAGTAACGGGGCATTCAATGATGTATTATTTCGCATATTCTCCGAAAAGTCAAAATATAATAGAAGTTTGGCGAGATGAAGAATACATCAAAACTTTAATTGAAAAAGAAAGTCACTTCTATCATCATCACATGCTAAAAAATATAGCTCCCGAAAATGTTCCTAAAATGAAAGAAATGTCTTCCGAAACATGGAAATCACTCGTAGATGAATACAAAAAAATGGACGCTCAAAGTAAAGAATGCGAGTTACGAAAAAATGAAATCAAAGACTTGCTCGTGCAAATTTCAAATTCAGAAAACGCCTCAGGGCATGGAATTAGTTTGCAAAGGATTGAAAGAAAAGGTATAATACCGTATTCATCTATACCTCAAATAAAAGAGATGGATTTAGAAAGTTTTAGAAAACCTAATACTTTTTCTTGGAGAATATCTGAATAATGAAAATAACCAATGAAGAATTTGAATACATGAATACCCAAGTAAAAAAGTTTAAAGATGTTGGATATCAAATTAAACACATCGAAAAAAATGGAAAAGAAATTTCAATTGTTTTAATTCCCATTATTTTGAGTGAGTCCAATGAGAAGGAGTGATGGACGTCCGTATTATATCACTCCAAATCAATTACCACGTGAATTTAAGGAATTATCAAAAATTGATGGGCCATTGGATAGACACATTGAACAATTATGGGATGAAGTTAAAAAACTAAAAGAAAGAATTCGTAAGTTAGAGGAGGAATGATGCAGTGGATTAAAGTTGAAGATAAACTACCTCCACAAGATGGAACTCCATTTTTAGGATATGATCCGACTAGTGATGAATTAAGTAAAATCTATGTTTTAATATATGTTCCTGAAAAAAAATATCCTCCCGGTGAATTTGAAAAATTATCTAGAAAAGAATGTTATCAGGAAGCAGGGGGAGAAACATATTTTACATGGAATCCCACTTTTTGGATGCCTTTACCTTCAACACCTAAGGATTAATAAGATGATGGAATGGATTAAAATTGAAGATGAATTGCCACCTAAGTTTTCAAAAGTTTTAGCATTATACAAAACAGAACCAGGAAAAATGTATAATATGAGACATGATGGGTGGTTTCAAAATACCGTGTATAGCTGTCGTTTTGATAATGGAAGTTTCATAATTGAATCACATGGCCCTTTAATTCCTGCTACTCATTGGATGTTTTCCCCTGAAATTCCAAAGGACGAGTAATGAACTGGATTAAAGTTGAAGATAGACTTCCTGATAAAGATGTTAGAGTTTTGTGTTTCTATGCAGATACATATATTGATGTAATGGAGTATTGGTATGATGATGATCAGAATGGAAATCCTATTTTTTTTAATCCTCCCGCGCCTCCAGTTGATTGCGTGACACACTGGATGAATTTGCCTAACCCTCCGGAGGATAAATGAATATACCCCCAAAACAAAGAATTTTAAAAATGTTCGGTGAATATGCCAACATTCGAGATGAAAATGAAAAAGATGAAGCTCGTTCATATCTCCATATGTGGAAGAAATATTTAATCCGTAGACTTTCAAGAGATTCATATTATGTTAAAATTGTAGATGAACAATGGGGTGAAAAACCCATTGAATCATTGATGGTTACAACTGATCTATACCTAAAAATCATAGTGGAATTCGAATGGAAATATGATGACCATATATCAAAACTTGAAGGAGTAGAAATTTCAGAATCACATTTATTGGAAAAAAATAAATGACAACCTCACCTCAATATGACTTATTCGAAGATCCAATTTATTCAGAATTAAAAGCTAGAATTGAAGCACTCGAAGAAAAATGCGCAAAAGATAGCGAACTCCTACGAAAGATACAAAAAAGTCTTTTTGGTAAAAATGCTGATATCGTAAAAATGCTTTTGGATTTATTGGCCAGAACTGAGCAACTTGAAGGAAAAAAGGATTTAATTTAGATGAGAGCATTAAGAGAAGACGAGAGAGATGAGATTGAATGCGTAAAACATCTCATTAAATATGTAAACACAAAACCTAATATTGAATCGCATGAAATTTGGAATGCTGTTCTTCAACTTAATGATATAGGAAAAAAATATGTGATTTCTAATATTGTCAGCCAAAAAGAATTAAATGAATTGTGCGATCTAGATGATATGAAAGAATTAATTGAAAAACTAATGTTTAGATTGATATCTCACATAGAAAATAACAATAAAAAATGAACGGCTTCTTAATCCGTAGAAGGACAGCCGTTTTTAGTACTTTTTGTCGGTGATTCCAAAAGCGTGGGCACTACGATAGTGTGCTATTTGGTGACCATGGAAAATTTAGACGACGAAGCTTTAAATATATGTCCGCAATGCGAGCAATATCCTGTTGGTCGATTTAATTATTCTTCACATAAAGAATTTCGAGATATTTGCATACGATGTTCTTTCAAAAATCAAGATGAATCACGAAAACGAAAAGCCAAACAGAAAAGAATAGAACAAGGAAAAAATGTCCGAAAAATAGAAAAAAAATATTGTGAAATTTGCAATAATATATATATGACGGCTTCAATATCCCAAAAAAATTGCTCTCCTGCATGTGAAGAAAAATATAAAAATCAAAAAGTAAATTCGAAATGGAAAGAAAAAGAATATACAGCGCCTCATAAACCCTCGGTAAAAACAGAGGAAAAATTATCAAAATCGCATGTGTATTATTCTAATCCAGAATGGACAAAGAAATTTAAGACAATTCGGGGATAAAATTATGTTAATTAAAGAAAAAAATGAACGAATATAACGGAATTCGATTTCCTATGGGATCTTTTATAATTTGGAATGATAAAGAAATTCTTATGGGTAAATCTAATCCTTTAACAAAGGAAATATTGAGCATACACTCTATGCCTGATAAAGAAGGATGCGTAACTTATTACTCTCCGGAAACTTTTAAAGTTATAAATATAGGATTTATTTCCCATAAAACTCAAGAAACTTCCTAGTCAAAATATCTTGAGATTTCGGAAAACTAATATGGCATGCAGAACAATTCATTTTTAAACTGACGTTCTGCGGATATGTTGAGTCGTAACAAATGTTTACAAATATTTTCTCAAGATGCGGACAATCTTCCTTTTGAGCTTTGACAATGTCTTTAGCATAATATGCCCATAACGGAGATTTTCCGTATCCCCATCCGTCTTGAATCATTTCTTTTTCTTTTCTTTCTCTTTTTTCATAGGCATAGGCATTTCTTTCATCTCGTGATGTTTTTCTTTCATCAATTTTTTAACATGTTCTTTTTTCTTGTGACTCATTTCATTTACCTTTTTTTGGAATTTTGGCGCCTTCTTTGCGTGCTTCTGAAAGCCCGATGGCAATTGCTTGTTTAGTATTTGTTACAGAGGGACCTTTTTTTGAGCCACTATGTAAATCGCCATGCTTAAATTCTTCCATGACTTTCTTAACTTTACCTTTCGCTGCTGTAGAAACTCGTTTGTGATCTTTCATAAATTCTCTTTCATATTCTGTGGTTGATCAGTTAAACACTCAATAAATGCTCCACATACGCCAGCATGGTCTAATTTTATAGTTGGATCGATCCATATTTTAAACTCGCATTTTCTAGCCCTGCGACAAAATACGTAATCCTCACCCCAAAATTCTCCGTCCCAAATTTCAGTATCAAAAAGACAATGTCCACGGGTATGTTTTAAACTTTCATCCTTCGGTTCATAATAAAGTTCAGGAAAAAAATCAATCATCTTTTGCAATGTATTTCTTTTCAACATCATAAATCCAGCTGGAACATATTCCATTTCAAGCAATTTCTTTTCTGAAATTTCCATTCTTTTATTTTCACCATATACACCTCGGAAAAGAAAACACTTTTCAGGTCCTCTAGCAGGGTATAAAGCAGCGACGAAATCTTCATCAAAATTAATCATTCTTTGCACATCAATAGGATTCCAAGCAATATCGGAATCAATAAAAAGCATGTGAGTGCAATCTGATTCTAAAAATGATTTTATAAGGTCATTACGCTCCCGAACAAGTAAGGATCCAGATGTGTGGATTCTCATGATTGACTGAATGGCATTAGACGCTAGATAAAGACGAGTTTCAGCCAGTGCACATGCGTAAGAAACATTAACTTTTCCATCGAAAGCAGGAGTGGCAATAAATATTTTTGTCATAGTGCTCTTATATACAATCCACGACGATAATTTCCAGTAAATTCAACAGTAAGTTGTCCGTTAATCGCTGCGTCAGTCGGTATTTGAAATTGAGTAGCTGGATTATATGGATAAGTTGTGTTTGAAGTTTCTAAAACTCCGTTTACTCCAGCATCAACAAAAACAGTTGCGCCCGCTGTCATTCCAATAACATTATTTTTTCCTGGTTGAGCATACCAAGTGATCGAATCAGTAGAGGTAAATTTTGTAGTATCTGTATTCAGCCCAAAAACATTTATTCCATTTGCATAAGCAAATCCAGTAATCGAACTTGTCGTTCCACTTACACGAGTTGTCCATGATTGTCCGTCAGTCGAAGTCGCTACATCCCCAAAAAATGACCCGTACACAAAGTTACTGCCATATCCCACCATCGACAATGATGCTGTAGTAGTTAAACCGCCATTATTTGACCACGTTGTTCCGTCTGTAGATGTATATATAGCATTATTTGTGGATGCATAAAATATACTGTTAAAAATACATGCATCAAATAAACTCGTTGTAGGACTAGTACGGGCGGTCCAGGTTATCGCATCCGTCGAAGATTGAATAACGCCCCCTGTTCCCACTCCTACATATACACCAGCACCGTAAGCCATTCCATAAATTGAGCTTGTTGTTGCACTCGTTCTGGCGGTCCATGTTGTGCCGTCCGTACTGGTTCCAAGAGCTCCGTTATGTCCTGCATAAACATGAAGACCATTTCCAAACGCTAAAGAATAAATTGAACTAGTAGTTTGACTAGTGCGGGCGGTCCAGGTTATCGCATCCGTCGAAGAAGAAATTGATCCCGTAGTTAATGCAAAGACATAAGCAGTTCCATATAATAAAGTATTTATCTGACCGGCTGTGCCACTAGTTCTTGAAGTCCATGTTGTGCCATCCGTGCTAGTAGCTAAAGTGCCTCCAGCTCCAGAATATACATAAATACTATTTCCAAAAATTACTGATCTAATAGAGCTAGTGGTTCCGCTAGTGCGGGCGGTCCAGGTTATCGCATCCGTCGAACTAGCTATTAATCCCCCGTTAGCCCCGTAAACATAAGCTCCTCCATATGTAACAGTAAATATAGAGCTTGTTGTTCCACTTGCTCTTGCTGTCCATGTAAGTGCATCTGTAGAAGTAGATATTTGTCCATTATGATTAACGGCAACATACAAAGAATTTCCAAAAGTTGATGGCAATAATCCATTTGGCCCAGGTGCATTGCTTCCTATTGATGGAGTTTTTGTATTCCATGTAGTCCCATCAGTAGAAGTAACAATAGTTCCTGATTGTCCCACGGCAACATATTTGCTATTTCCAAAAGCAATTGCAGTTAAATTAGATACAGTAGGGCTATTTCTAGCTGTCCAGTTTATCGCATCCGTCGAAGATGCTATCAAACCTGCTGTAGAAACATAAACATAAGCTCCTCCATACGTAATTGAAGAAATAGCACTTGATGTACCACTTGTACGGGCAGTCCATGTTATTGCATCTACGCTTGTTGCTAGTGCACCTCCTCCACCTGCATAAACATATAGAGAATTTCCAAAAGTCAATGCGTTTATATTACTAGCCGTTCCACTAGTTCTTGAAGTCCATGTTGTCCCGTCTGTGGATGTTGATAATATTCCAGAATTTCCACCAAAAACAAAGACTGATCCAAAAGTTAAAGCGTTTATAGTTGTAGTAGTTCCAGAAGTTCTACTCGTCCAAATAGTACCTCCGTTATTAATCAGGCCTAATCTAGCAAATAGAGCTGGATAAGTGGCTTGTGAAAGAGTAGCTCCATTGCATATTAACCACCTATTTGCTAGATATGCAGCTCCGTTAGCATTGCTGAAGTAAGCAACTTCTCCAATAGGCGACCCATCATCTCCATATGCCATAAAACCTCATAAATAATATCCCAAAATGTCTATTCTTTGGGAATTTGTTGTTGCCGTAGCATCCGCAGACGTGACATTGATTCTAAATGCTGTTGCAGCCGGAATTGGCTGAGTTTCTCCAGTCGTTGACTGAATATCTATACCATTTATATTATTCGTAACCGTCGCAAAACTTGTAAATCCCGCCATTAAATCGTTATATGCTGCTGCCGTCCATCCGAAACTCGCTACTGGTGCGCCAATTATTCCTGTTAGACTAACTCCGTAAGCATTGATAGCCGTCACAACAAATTTAGTGTTCGGTGTGAAAATAATCGTGTTTCCAGTTGCTTTCAAATCAATAGTGGTACTGGATAAGACAACTATTTCTTTCGGAGTATTGTAAGCCATTATAAAATACTCCATTCAGTTCCATTGAACACTAGGTCAACGCTTCCATAATTCGTATTGATCACAAATGAAGCTGCGCCGTCAATGTTTTTTCCTGTAGGGGTAATCGTAATATTGTTGGCAGCAGCAGAACCGACACTATCTTTTATTCGATAAGTCGTACCGGTCACTGGAGCGGCTATTGGATTAATTGTCCTGGCAGCAGATGAATCCACAAGAATCAAATAATCTGTGATCAATGTGGCGTATGGATACGCTCCCGGTGTCGTCACTTTGACAACACGTCCTGAAACCGTATTTATGACACCTGCAATAAAAGTTTGGTTTTGTTGTCCTGGGGCGGTGCCTTGAGTTCCAATTCGAATAGTATTTGCATCAGCTAAACCTCCAATATTTTTAATACAAATATTGTCATTTTCAGTTGTGTAATTGCTTCCTGATCCTGAACCCAAACAAGTGTTTCTTTGTCCCGAAGTTAGCCCATTAAGCGAATTCGCTCCTATCCCTGTATTAAGATTTGCAGCTCCTGTGGAAATAGTCCCCGCCACGTATCCAATAAATACGTTGTCGCTTCCAGAACTTATTTTATTTCCTGCATTAAATCCTACGCATACGTTTTGTTGTCCTGAAGTTAGTGTTGTGCCTGACAATTGACCGACAAAAACATTAGCGCTCGCAGATGTAATAGCCGTCCCTGAATCTCCTAGCAAAAGATTTGATAAACCAAAATCCTCTGTTAATGTCGATACAGCCCCAGAAAATTTTACTGTCGTGTTAGCAGTGATAATATTCCAGTTACCAGCTGTTGGACTTAATGCACCCCCAGTATTTCCCGTTATGGTGTTTGCTACTCCCGTTCCTGAAGTACTCACAAACCCATTTGCATCTACGGTAAATTGTGCGGAATTGAAAGCAGATAAACCGATATTTGTCGCATTTGAAGCCGCGATTGCTTGGCTTGTCTGAATGTTTATGTTTAGTGTGTCGCCTACTCCTGATGTGGAAAATGGATCTGCACCAGCTGCATTGATGACTCCAAAAACATTTAAATTTCCTAGTACCGGTACTGCGACTCCCGCATCAGTTGTAAACTGAATAGGAACCATAGGGGGCAAAACCCCCTGTGTTACTCGTAATCTTCCGCTTTGTGACATTATTATTCCCCCTTGCCGTACACAGCCACACAATAAACCATGTCTGTTAAAGTGGCGTCAACTGTGGGAGCAATCAGAGATTTTATCCACAGTTGAGTGCCGCTCTCATATCTAAAAGCTTCATTAGCATCTTGGTCACTGGTAAGATCATAAAGATTAAACGAATCAGTCACTAAAGGGAAATTATCCGTTACACCGTCAAAACTAAACATGTAAGTCCCGTTTGTATCATTGATGAAATGTAATACTCTCATCGCATGAGCAAACTGAATTCCAAATTTAGTATATGATCCTGTTATGACTCCAATAGCAGCCGTTCTAACGGCATCAAAGCGGACGATATTCGACATAATTACTCTACTTTAGGGGTTTCCTGAACTTCTACATGTTCTTTAGGTTTTTCAGCGTTTATCGATTCATTAATTTTATCCACAACGAAAGACCTCATCTGAAAAATCACATCATGTAATTCTCCCAAAGGCGCATTATTTGGGAGAATCATTGTGTATACTCGATCTTGTCTAACTACTTCTAAAATTGCTGTCTGCTTTAACATATTTCCTCATACTTAAGGGGGTTATTATCCCCCTTTTATGCAAAAATAAAATTTTAATTACCATATATTATTTATGCCTGCAATAACCACCAAGAGACTGTTACGTTTCCATTCAAGGCGGCTGCACCATTATTAACAGTTTTAACGACAAAAGATCCTGCTGCTCTTGTAATTCTTCTAATAGACATTTGAGCATCATTCGCACCCTCGTTACAAACTGTGACTAGGAGTACTGATGCAATTGTGACTAAGCTATTTGTAATTGTAAAATCTTGAATACCTGCGGCAGCAGTTGTAAAACCTGTAAATGTTGCAGCGCCAACGTTAACGTTTTGTATCGATGCAGCTGTAGGAGAAGCCACATTTGCCGTGTTAGCAACTACTGTAGCGAATCCTGCTGAGCTAAGATCAATAGATCCTCCTCCGGTCGTAAGATCAATTCCACCTGCTGCATTAGAAGAAGTTATAACGATGGCATTTGCTGCTGCTTCAGTTGCTGTTATATTTACACTAGATCCCGTTGCGGTTATATTAATGTCCTCTCCAGCTGCTGCACCTGACGCCAGGACATTAATGCCTCCTGCTGTCGATTCAATATTTATTGATTCGGTTGCGCTTTCTGTAGCTGTGATTCTAACTGAAGATCCTGTTGCTGTTATTACGATGTCTTCTGTTGCGGCAGCTCCAGCTGCAAGAATTTGAATACCTCCTACAGTAGAAGTAATCACAATTGAATCAGTGGCATTTTCTGTCGAAGTAATGTTTACGCTAGATCCTGTAGCTACTATATCTATATCCTCTCCAGCGGCAGCGCCTGCGGCTAAAATATCTATACCTCCAATTAATGAAGTAATCACTACAGAATCAGCCGCATTTTGACCAGATGATAAGGTAACTTTTCCTAATGTTGATCCAACATCTAATGCAAAAGCACCCGTTACAGTAAAATTAGAAGCAGCAGCTGAATCAAGAGAAATTGCACCTGAAGTATCTACAATCACACCAGCTGTTCCAGAATCAATATCAATTCCTCCTCCTACCGCAGATGCTACGATATTAATGGCATCTGCTGATGACAAGCCGCCTTGAATTGTTACACCGCTAACGTCAGACAAAACAAGAACGCTTGCGGCTCCCGTACCTTGATCAGCATGAATTTGAAGCGTTTCTGAGGATCCTCCATTAGCTCTTATATATACGGCTTGCGCTGCATTTTCTGTCGAAGTAACGTTAACACTTGATCCTGTGGCAAAAATATCAATGTCTTCCCCAGCTCCTGCACCGAATGCAAGGATATCAATTCCCCCTGCTGTCGATTCAATCACTATAGAATCATTAGCACTTTGTGATGTTGCAATGTTAATTTGACCCACTGCATCAACGTCAATGCCTCCTGCTGTGGCGTCAATATTAATCGCATCCGAAACGGCTTCAGTGGCACTAAGAACAATAGAACTTCCTGTTGCAGTAAGGGAAATGTCTTCTGTAGCCGCTGCACCTGTTGCCCTAAGTCTAATACCTCCTGCTGTGGATATAATATCTATGGAATCGACAGCGCTTTCCGTAGCTTGTAGGACGATAGATCCACCGGTATTTGTGATGTTAATATCTTCTGTAGCTGCTCCAACTGCATCGATGTCAATACCGCCCGCAGATGCTACTAGTCGAATCGCATCTACTGCGTTTTGAGAGGATGCTATGTTAACTTGCAATGCCCCATCAATGTCTATACCACCTGCGGCCGCTTGTAAACCAATTGCATTTGCAACCGCTTCTCCTGCTGATATAGGAACACTTCCGGATGCACTTGACAAGGTTAGGTCAATACCTGCTCCTGTTGTCCCTACGCTGGATGCGGTTGCTGATGTAATGGTAAAAGCCCCGGTTGCACCAGTGAAAGAAACTGTTCCCGTTGCAGTTAGATCAGTGAATGATCCTGGAACACCTCCAGAACCTACAAAATTTGCCAACTTTAAAGGTGTGACAATTTTTGTATCATCTGTGCCGGCATCTGTTTCCGCTTGGGTAGCAAGTTCAGCGATACCTTGTTGAGTTTCTGTAGCTGGAGGAACTGCCCCAACAACTATTCCAGCGATTACCGTAGCTACATCATTCGCCGTAGGAACATATGCCCCAGCGGGTGCGCTACCTCCTTGAAGTTCTGCAAGAGTTGCCAGTTGAACAATACCGAAAGATGAAGTTGTAGCCTCTGCATTACCTCCTGAAGTCCATACGGGTATTCCTGAGGTATATCCCGTTAAAGTAAATGATGTCTGGGCAACTTGGTTTATCCATCCATAACCAATGTCTAGTTTGTCATTATCTCCAGGATCTCTATCAGCGATAATGGTTGGAATAACTGACCCCCCGTTGGGAGCATCATTATATTGGAAAGGACAAGGGATGAAGGGTGATGTCATATAAACCTCTTTTTAAATTTGACTTCAGGCTGTCAAATTAAAATTTTGATATATATATATCAAATTTATCAGGTTGATACATGATTGAACATTTGTTAAAATAGAAGAATGGAATCCGAATTTTTATCAATCAAAGAAGTGGCATCAATTTTACAATGTCACCCACAGACAATACGTAGGGCTATAAAGATGAAACTTTTGCCATTCATACGTATAGGAAACTTTCCGAAGAGTCCATATAGGATATCTAGAAGCGTTATAGACGCTATTCATGAAGGATCAATACAAGGATTTAAAACGAGGGACACAAAATGAATGAAACTTGGCTCCAAATAATCGCCTTATTTCTCGCAAATGCAAGTTTAGTCGTATGGTTTAGAGCTGAATCAAGAGCTGATTGGAGACATATGGATGCAAAAATGGAATCTTTTAGGGCAGAATCATCTCTTTTAATGAGAGAAATTCAGCAAGAAATTAAGGATTTTCACAATAGACTGTGCTCTATCGAAGAAAGGAATAAGAAATGAGTGACTCAAAACATTGGACTACACATGTGGAATTCGTGGTTTTACTTGTCACTCTAATTGGAGGTTTTTATCTCCTAGATGGGAAAATAGAACGTCAAAGCTCTCGAACAGATAGACTTTATGAGATGTTCATAGATTTGATTAAAGAAAAGAGGTGATTACTTTTTCTTAGGCTTATGATTGGCTAAAAAGTACAGGATTTTAATCAATTCTTGGCTTTTTGGCTTTTTTCTTTCTTTCTGCATAACGTTCCTTTAATGCTTTCTTGGCAGGTTCTAGAGCATCATATATTGTCATGAACTTATTTTTATACTCATTTCCTTTACCGCCTCTTTCTGATTGAAGCTTTTTGATAAGCTGATACATAGCTGCACCGATGGGTGATTCTGTACCCGCTTCCCATGCTCCGATAAAGTTCTCTCCCGTTGATTTACGCTGGGTTAGGAAGTTTGTAAGCACTTCAACATCTTCAGGTGATATATCATCATAGGCATACAATTGATCACTTCCATGAGGCTTATAAGCTAGTTCATTTGTATTTGGATCATATCCAGCCCATTCCACATTTCTAGAGATTTGCTTTCCTGTTTTCTTTTCAATTCCTTGGGTCAATTCTTCATATAAATCCGCAAGATCTTTTTCATCGATTGGAGCTTGTATTAATTCATCTTCATTAACTTGATGCTTTTTCCCATCCACTTCAATGATCGCTTTACCGTTCCGGATTTCTCGGACTGAACCTATTCCTTGCGGAGATGCTACCGTAGACCCTTTATTGATGATGTTTTCCCTGAATTTTCCTAATGCTTCTTCTCTTGTAAGAGGTATTTTTTGTTTAGAAACTTCTTGTGTTTCTGGAATATTCTCTTGTTCAGGAATCGATCCCATATATTCGGAAACAATTTCCTCAATAGACTTACCGGCATCTTTCTCAAGTTTACTAGTCTGAGAAGGATTGAACTTTTTGAAATAAGTTGAAATTTCCTCAACACCATTTCCACTTTTCATTAAATCATTAATTTTAGATTCAAATCCTGCATGTTTAGATAGTATTTGTTTTACATCTATAGGTTTTATTTCAGGTTGAATTGGAATTTGTTGTTGTGCTATATTAGGGGAAATTGGAGGTTGTGATGGTTGAGTTTGAGAACTGGGTATTAAAGTGCTTGGGTTGGGCATCGGTGCCATCGTTCCTGTGGCTGTGGTTAATGTACCTGGCTGGACGTTTGTAACCGCACCAGGCCCCATTAATTGAGGAGCAGCTCTTTTCAAGGCATTTTGAAGCATAGGAGCACCTAAGGCAGCCCCTCCAGATAATGCAGCCATTCCAGCCCCTTTAAGGGCCGTCTGATTAACATCTTGACCGCGTTGAATATCTATATCTCTAGTTTGTTCGTGTTCTGTCGTTGCTGGAGAATCTTCGTTAACCGACTTTCTTCCACCACCAAGAAATTTAACGATTTGATCGACTGTAAAACCTGCCTTCAAAGCATCTTTGATCTTGTCCTTATGATTAGGAAATTTTCTGATCAAATAATCGATAATTTGCTTTGATGTAAAACCACTTGATAAAGCATTGAGAAGTTGCGAAGCCATTATCTACCTGTAATATTTAAACCTTGTAATAATCTTTGTAGAGTATTCAGAGGAGGTGTATCCAAATTCCCTTGCTGAATTTTTTGATCGCCTGTCAATTCAAATCCGTCATTTAATTGAAGATCATTCAAAGCATCTTTGAAAATCCTCCAATCATAATTTTTATCTTCAAAAGCTTTTCTTGCTAAAACAAGGCTAAAATTTGGGTCAGCTTCTTTTAAATCAAGTAGACCATTTTTAACATTCTGAATATGTTCCGGAGTATATTCATATGTTCTTTGAGTCTGAGGAATATTAGCTAATACAATAGGTTTTTCTTTCACTGTCTTTTTCGTTTTTGGAACTTTATTCATGACCGTTTTTTGGCGTTCACTCATAGGATTTATGATCTGTTCCCTTTCTTCAGGATAATAACCCAAATCAGTCAAAAGCTTCCTTGAAGTATCATAAAGACCTAAATCTAACAAAGGTTTTAATTTTACTCGTAAATCATTGGCCGACTGCTCAAAACTTTTCTCTGAATCATTCCAAGCTCTTTCCAACTTATTTTGAAGCCTGGGGGCATCAAGATCTTTTCTTACATTTGAATACATATTCTTAAAATCTGTGGCTTCTTTAGCCATATGCCGATCAAAATTAGCTTCGCTTTTTCCCTCTTCAGTTGCAGCATATTTTTCGGCTTTTTGCTTAAATATTGCATCCATTTCTGCAGTAGATTCAGGAAAAACAGATTTTAACTGTTCTACTCCCTTTTTTCCGTATTCTCTTTGGGATTGTGCTTGTCTCTTATTTTCTGTTTCTACTTCTGCATTATGAAGTTTTTTATCCTGTTCTTCGGCATTTATTTCCTCTCTAGCTTGCTCAAAAGACATAGGAACGCCAGCTTCTCTAGCATCATTCACTCTTTTTTTAATAGCCTGACTCTTTTGAGGAGGTGTTAAAAGAGGTTCTACTTTTCCAGAAGTAGCAGTTTGAGCCAAATGACCAGGACCTTCACCGCCGGGTTGATTTGTAGGAAAGAATTTATTTTCAATAGGTTGTTGTTCTTGACCAGGTTGTTGCATAAATCCCGGCAAAGATTGACTGGAGGGTGTTTGAAATGGTCCTTCTTGATCTCCAGGACGAGGAATTTTTTGAGAATTTAGATTATTCGCCATCTGTAAAGCATGCTCAACATATCCAGACTTTTGTAAATTAGGATTTAATGAAACTGCTTTTGCTACTGCTGGAAGAACTTTAGTCATATCTCCACCGGAAGCAGCAAGATCCTTTTGAAGCTGATCTATGGCACTTAATCCTCTCTGTGTCTGATATCTTTCCTCAAGTAATTGCGGAGCATGTTGGCCGAATTGCTTCATCGCATCGATTATTCCTGAAAATTGATGTCTCTGAGGAGGTAAAATGCTGACCATATAATTATTCCTTTAAAAAGAACTTTGCTGATAAACGTTCTGAGTGGGAGTCAAAAATTGTTGCAATTGCTGCATATAATTACTAGTGGGCTGCTGGCTATATTGTAAAGATTGATTCACTCCGGTTTGTTGAAGTCCTCCTCGAAGCGCAGCGATCTTTTCATGTAAATTAGTTCCCTCACGAGCTATTTGGTTGCGGAAGGCGGTACTGCCGGTCGATCCTCCAGAACCCATCCCAGCAAATCTATTTGCAGTATTCGGCAAAATTTCTTCATCAAATTGGCGTAAAAGTGGAGCCTCAAAATTCTTGAAAAAATTTGGATCCGAAAATAAATCCTGTAACCATTGGTTTCCTCCCTGGAACGTTTGATTCTGAGTAATATCACCTTGCCCAGGATTCAATCCGCTCAATCCTTGCTGCATAAAATTTTGCTGTTGCGGATTAAATGTAGAACCAAATTGCCCTTCTTTTCCCATCATTCCTTGAAGAATTGGACCTAAAGCTTGCATTATAGCTGCGATTGTTGCAGGATCCATATTTACCTCATTTTAAATTTTACTATATACCATTTCTTATATACTCAACTACAATAAAACCGCTATAGCCAGTTCCTAAACCAACTGTGGTTACAGTTATGGCAAGGTCCGTCATCGTGAATGTGATCTTGCTGTTTCCTTCCGAGTAATAACTAAAGAAATCCCCGTCGCCTGCGCCTGTTGCAGAAGGAGGTTTAGAGGCGCTTCCCCAGACATTCCAAATAACAAACTGCTCATTTATATTTGGAGGAGGATCAAGAACGATTACTCCCGCAGCAGGATAATTTGCAATTCTAGCAAGGAATTGATAACCATTTCTTGTTATTTTTGTGGAATCATAAAATATCTTATGACCTCCAAAATTCTCAGCATCTTGTACATAAAGGCCTATCTTTTTGTCATTAACAACATCAGTAATACTCGATAGTTTGTCATTGAGATATACCCTTCCTCGATCGTCTTCTTCTGGAATATTATAAGTAGCCTCAATGAAAGGCGTAAAAAGATTCGATGGATTTGTAGGTTCATTTGGAGCAGTCATACAAGTCTTCCTTTGTCTCTTAATGTTATCATCATTGCAACTAACTCAATATCCTCATCGTTGATAGCATCGACGGCCATTTGACGATCATTCATGAAAAGTTGAAGTTGTACTGTTTGGCTTATGGCATCGATAAATAATCTGTATACAGTTTCATCCCCTGATCCAACTTGGTAAGGGTTTTTACTGGTTAAAACTACATTAGACTGAAGATTGTCTTTCAAAGGAGTATTCATAGGAATATCTGAGCTATCTCCTAGGGCGTTGCAAGTAAATTGTCCGTTATCCGTAAGATTCACATAGAAATCAATTTTACTTAATCTAGTTCCTGCGTCTTCGTTGAAGAAATTAAATATTTTTGACTGAATATCAATGTTAGAAAGCTTACTTATTAGTCCTTCACCACCATAAACACCAATTAAATTCACTGGGACTAATATTTGTTCAGAATCTACAGAAACAACACGAATATTTACGGCTGTCGGAGCTCCTAAAGGAGGATTAAATGTCAGAGAAAGTGCACCAGTTCGATAATTAATTGATCCAAAAGTTGTAAGAACCGACGTTTTCAATACACCATCAAGGGCCGAATCCCTAAAAGTTAAAGTCCCTACATCAATTTGAATGGAACCTTTTAAGATCGGAACAAAATTTATTTGATAAGAATATGAAGATCCGCTTGCATTTCCACCCTCGATGGGTTCCCATTCATTCAATGAAAAATTGTTATTATCTAATGTAGTGTTTGAAATTTTGAAATTTCTTCCATTTAATGAAACTCCATCACTACTTGTCGTTCCTAAAACATCCGTAATCTTAATCCATGTTCCATCAGGAAGGTTATTAAAAGGACTATTTATGGTATTTATAGGATCTAACGCAATACTCGCAATGAAAAGGCTAGGGCTGTTTTGAGCGCTGTCTTGCTCTAACTTAAATACAAATCCCTGTTGATTTCCTGCAATGACAGTTTCTAAACCGGAATGAAGAGTTCCAACCTCACAATTTTTATCATTGTATTCAGGCCAAGGCTGATCTAAATCTATCCATCTATCTCCTAAATCCGCAGCACCAGGGTAAAAATATCCAAAACAGGTAAAGCAATCATCAAAATAAGACCAATTCTGAGTTTCATAATTGTATACTAATACTTTATCAGGAAATTTCCCGCTTGTTCTTTCTGCGTCTGGAAAAGTCCAATAACTTAATCTAGTTCTAAACGTACGTATTCCATAAACCCTATTCAATCCATTTTCGGATTGCCTAATGTTAAAAACGTCATCCGGAATCTTTTCATCAAAACGGATTGTGTCATTCCCATCACTTATCAAAATTCCCCTATTTCCTATGGCCATTACGCCCTTATCAAAAGGAATAGTGGAAAAGGTACAGCTAGAACCCAATTCGACGTTTACACGCTCCCAAACGAAGGGATTTTGGGCATTGTTAACGAATCTAAGACGCCATGTGCTTCTTTCAAAATAGACAACAAGTAAATCACGTATGAAAGCAGCTCCGATTATGACTTCTTGTGTAGGAGCATCATTAGCTCCTCCACGACCGAATAGATCATCTCTTGCAGTTTTTACATCTACAAATTGCTGGCTAGGAGTAGTAGGGACAGGCTCCGAATAATACGGAGTTCCTATCTGAGTCCATCTAGCACGATTGCCATAGTTTATCGCACCTGTTGCTTCATTTCCTTCCCATGTATTTAGAAAAACAAGATAACCTCTATATGGGAATATCAGAAGAGCGCCAAGTAAAGCATTATCAGGATCAATAGGAGGATTGTAATTTGCCCAGCCTGGTCCATTTATAAGGTTCCCGTAATATCTAATTCCATCTTGACCCGATGGTCCCCCAAGTCCAACAATTCCACCGGAAGTATATAGGTTATACAAGGATCCATTTAATCCATTTAATGTAAATGTATTTGGCCCTATAACAGTAATAATAAATGTTCTTCCATTAATAGGTAATGTAGTCGGAAGTATGGGGGAATATCCAACAACATCAATTATAGTAACCGAATCCCCTGTAGTAAAATTATGTGGGGTTGAAGTTGTAACTTGAGCAGGGTTGGCATTATTTATGCCTGTAATCGTATTAGAAAAGTTAGCTTGAGAATTTAAAGCAAATCCACCTGTTCCAAGACCTGAAAACCCGGAAGTATCAATATCATTAAGGGAAAATGTAGTCGGACTTAAAACGGTTATAATAGAGGATAAACCATTGATTTCTGGCATACCCTGAACATTAATAAAAACAACTGTTTGACCTGTAGAGAATCCGTGTGGTGCTAGAGTTGTTACAAGAGGAGTTCCGACCCCAATAACTGCTTGCGTAATAGTTAAAACAGTAGTTCCATGAAGACCAGGAACAAAATTCGTTGCCCAAAAGGCTCCCGCATAATTTGCAATATTGAAAAACTGCGAATCTGTCCCACTCCAAACCGTAGGCATCACCGAAGGAAGAGGAACAAAAGAAAGGCTTCCTGTGTTGTATTCATAAGCTTGAACTGTATCAAATGCAATAAGTTGTTGAAGTCCTAAACCAAAAAGCTCTCTAGTCTTTAAACCCATCACAGGAAGATTATTCATCAATCTTCCTAAAAGTGTATAACCCTGTCTTCTTACAACTCTTCCTCTCCATTGATAAGCATTTGTTAAAACTTCAAAGGAATTTTCAGCAATGGCATAAGGTTTTACATCCTTCCTCATACCCTCTGGTATTGGTCCAATCATAAAGTTATTTGAACTCATGCCCTTGCTATCACAAAGAAATTAAATCTTCGTGCTCCTGTAAATGAGGTATATACATTTATTTTATCTGGAGGAGTTACCAGCACAGAAATTTTTATAGGTTGATGCGTGGTATCTGTTTCAACTTCATTTGGAGTTGCTATTGCCATCACGATTTCAGTAGGAATTGGAGATAAAGTTATAGTTTCAGGAGATCCGGCAGCTAAAATATTTCCAAAATAAATTAAATATCCTCCAGGAATGAAACTATAATAAAGAGGCCCAGATAATCCCACAGAGTTGTAAGTTAATTGCATAGGGTTATTAGGTGCATCTGTAGAGTCTAAATCTGTCGGAAGAAATTTAGGTATTTGCACGAATAATTGAGGCTCTGTACTAACATTTGAAGTTGCGTTCTTAGAGTATAAAACATCCAAATCCTCAGTAACGCCTAAATCTGTTGTTTGATTTTGCATCAAAACGGCTGCATGTTTTCCCTGTTGAGCATTATTGAAGGGCATATGGTTATAATTCACTCCTGCAATCAATTTAGAAAAAATTGCCGCAAATTGATCAAAATTAACTTGCACAGGAGATGCGGATGTTTTTGGAGATTCAGTGACTAAAGGGATTTGAGGATCATATGTCATGTGTTTACCACCACACAGTAATACATCGCTTGTTGTTTTGTATCTTTAATATTTGGATTTATATAAATTTCTTTAATTATATCTTGTTTTCCTGGTACTAATTGTCCATATGCATCAAGTGACCATGTTCCAAATGTAGCAGCTGGGGTATATTTAGGTGTGCTTCCAATATGGCAAAGATTTATTGAAACTATATTTCTTGATATAGGAGGATTAAGGAAAAGAGTATTTTTATCATTACCAAAAGTGACAAAAATTCCAAAATATATCAGCAATCCACCCGGAAGAAATGTAAAGAAAGATATTTGTTGTAACGTATCTTTAAGTGAATATATTTGATAATTAGTGAATTGAACAACTGGAGTATTTCCGGGATAAGTAAAAAAAATCTGATCTGTTTGATTTTCTAAATCCTTAGAAAATATTGAAAATTCTGTCGATCCTGTTTGTGCGTCTGTAGTTTGTTGAGGCAATTGTATATAAGTATGATTTCCACGATTTTCCACTGTAGGATCATTTAAAGGGACATGATTTTGAGAAAATGCAGATGCTAATTGCGTGAAATTTTGTATAAATTGTATCTGCCAATCTGCGAAATTTAACTTTACTGAAGGTGTATTTGGATCGTAATTTATTGGATTTGCCATTATACCCCAATCGCCAAATAGTGAACTGGATATTTGAATGTTATAGGTGAAGTTAAAGAAAATCTCACTGTAAATTGATTTCCACTAACATTTGTTGCCGCTGCTGCAGTTTTCTGAGTTCCCATACTTCCATCTCCTACTAATCCTACATAAATCAAAGTAGATGCAGGAAGAAGAGTAATAACAGTCCCGTCTTGTTCCGCGAAATTTCCTATGTATATGACAAAAGGTCCAGCCATGAAAGTATATTGTCTGGCAAGAAATACATCCGGATTTGTGGATTGTAATCCTGTAGAAATAGAAGGGTAAGTTAACTGAATTGGTGTTTGAGCATTACTAGGAGCATAAAAAAGAGCGATATCGCTTCCAATAACTTTGGTATAAAGAGCAATTTGATCTACTGCCGTAACAGGATCTCCCGATTGTGTTCTGAAAGTCAAAACATTATGCATTCCTTGACTATTTCCGCCTTCAGTAGCGTTTAAACGGACATGATTCTTTGAAAATACAGAATTTATGGTCTGAAAGTTTGATTTGATTTGAGGCTGAGAATTGACCATGTAGTCAGTAACTATAGGAATGTTAGGATTATATGCCATTAACCTGTACCACTATATTCTGTTCCATAGAAATAACCTGCATAAGGTCGACCAGGCTGACTAAATATAGTCGCTGCTCTTTGACTTCCCAGTTGTCTTAAAGTTCTTCTTTGGGCTAATTGGAGTTGTTCTTGCCATATCGGCATTAAGTATTGCATTCCTTGATCATCTGGGAAGTCTGTATATATCAATTTAGCAGCTCCTGCACAGATAAATAGATACCATTCATCAAGTTCCGGAGCGCTATTTGCAGCAATCAATTGAGTCGGTTGTTGACTTATCTGGAATTCTACTTGATAAACCTGTTGAGGAACTGGCCTAAATGTTATTTGTTGATTATAGAAAATAACATCTACAGGCCTTGAAGCTTGATAAGGAATCACACTCGCATAAATAGTTGCATTTGCAGGTAAAACGGCAGAATTAGCGACATTGAAGTCATATTGTCCCGTTAAATAATTTATAAACCCTACATTATTTCCCGCTTGATCAAATAAATTTCCAACATTAGATCCAGGTTGTGGAACATCTGTAATGGCATAAGTAAAACCACTATTGGCAGCCTGAGAATCATTTACCATGGCAGAAATAATAACCGCTGCCTCTGTGACATTTCCAAATATATCAAGCTGAGCTCTAAGGAAAGGAAATGAAGGTATGTTTCCTGTATAATGAACATCTGGAATATTTCCTCCAGTACCTATTTGCTGATTAACTGTAAGTTTTGGCCAACGGTTATAAAAAGTTGTTTTATCCTGAAAATACCTTAAAATATATCCTTGGCAATAAACTGGTGGTGTTATTTGAATATTTCCAGGAGAAACTTGGGTTCTATTTCCTGTTGATGGTTCTGTGGGTGTATCTTCATAGATAAAATCATAGGTATCTACATTGGGAATCGTCAGAAAAACATAAGGTTTTGTAAGTTTTAAGTTTTTGAACTGCTCAGGAAAATGAAGGGTATAGAAAAGATTTATGTAATTATCAATTTGTGTTGTAGTCATTTGTTCTTCAGAATATCTAGCAGTCATTCTTCGAACGGTATTTTCCATCTGTTCAAGGCTGACTAGTTGAGCTGTCATGATATCCCCGCGTTATAAATAACCCCCTCAAAACTTTCTTGATTACCGTACGGTAAAGGAAGAGGAGGAAGATAAGACCCGCTACTATTAGGAATCACGCTAGGAGGTGTATAAGCGTTCGGCAAAGGACTTGGATAAGCAAAAGGCGTGAATCCCGTAGAATCCAAATTAATAGTTAACGTATCAGATGTCAAGGCAATTACCTGGACATTCAAGTTATTCAACTGCACCATTCCGAATTGCGTAGGAATAAGAAAAGTGACATTCATTCCGGCAACGTATCCGTGATCTTGAGTTGTGGTTACGACCATTGGATTTGCGTTGGTAATAGAAAGGATCGTGCGCACAAGTAAATTTTCATGAACTTGAACTTGGGAATAACCGGGATAATAAATTACACTACTCATTAAAAATTGATTGGTACAAATGAATATTTCTTATTGCTAGAATCCACGGAATGGATGGCACTTTCGGGTTTATTAGGATCCATTTCGCCAGGTCGTTGAATAAATTTAGGAGAATAATAACAAGGGTCATCTTCAGTACCGCCATTCAATTGATCTGCAATCCTCTAGGAATTGTATAAACTTTGCCATCCTCAAATGGATACCATTTAACGGGATCAGTTTCGTATTTGATATAAGGAAGCTTAACGGGCTGCCCAGGTGCTCTACGGTTCATAAAACGTCCAGTAACCATCACGGAATCATAAGCCTTCTGTTTCTCGATCTTTTCTTTAAGGGTTTGCTTTTCATTAGACATTGTGACTTGCTTTTCCGAAAGATCTTTTTCTTGTTGAGTAATCTCGCGTGATGGAGTTACTTTCATCAAACTAAGTTCGTGTTTCTGCTGAGCAATTTCGAGTCTTGTTTTTTCAAGATCAAGTCTTGCAAGATCAAGTTCAATTTGCACTTCTTCTATCATCTGTTCGGTGGTTTTTTTGATTTCTTCAGAAGTCATTTTACATTCTAAAGTCATAGTTTCTGACATATCAACCTCTTTTTCGTCTATTTGTAAACTATTATTTTTTTTTCGTCTTCCCATTTCTGCCTACAAATCTTTTTAAAATAAAGGAGAGAGACAATTTGCCCCCCTCCTAGATTCATTCAAATATTACACATATTGAATTGTCAAAGGCTGCGGATACTGCTGAAGAGACGTGATCACACGAAATTCCCAAACGTCCGTGGTACTTCCTATGATGCCCCCAGTTGTGGCAGAATTCGTGCCATCTCCTGCACCCACTATAATGCCATTAGAAGCAGTGTTTTGACGCGCAAAACTTAATACATCTTGGTTGGCATAAGGCAGCGGTGCTGGAACTACTCCAAAACTTTGGAAATTATTGATATTTCCTTCGCCTTGAGGAACCATAACCGGAAAACTAAACGGATACGCACCATCCAAAGGCCAATGTGTTGGATTAGTTGTCAAAGGATTAGTTGTAGTAGCAAACACGCCAAATGCCGTGCTGTCTACTGCCAAAGTGACCGTTTGAGTTCCAACAGTATTATCAGCAGAAATAACAGTTGCCTGGAAAGGCAATCCGGTAATTGTATTGGTAAGCTGAGGAATTCCAAACACTGAAGGTATGTCAAATGTCACTACATCGCCAACATAGTAATTCTGTTGAACTAGTGTAGTCACCACCATTGGATTTGCGTTGGTGATCTTTGCAATTACCCTGTTTTGAGGATAATACAAAGAAGTATTTTGAATCAGATAGTTTCCTATCTTCTGCATAAAACCAACTGATGTAGTTGCTCCAGTAGAATCCAGTAAGGTCGTAAAGGTTGTAGTTGATCCTACTGCCGTTACAGTCATTACCAATCCACCAAATTGAGGTGCACTTGTAAGACTGTAAACTCTTACTGTATCCCCAACTTGCAATCCGTGAACCGCTCCAGTTGACCATACTGTTGTTGTTCCAGGAGTAAACGAAGAAATAGCAACCGCGGCCGCTGAATTACCTGTTGCTGCATTATAAACGGTGATTCCGTTAATAGGTGCAACACCGTTTTGCATTGGTGCTATAGTTCCCGCAACTGTACCATTTTGAACAATCTGAGCAATTCCACTCGTCATGTAATCACACCAGAAAGCTTCTACGATACGATCAGAAGTTAAAGACCCAGAAACACCTCCAGCAGTTATGCCACTTCGAGTAAGGTTTTTAAGTCTAAACTCAGAAATGTATTGATGCAAAGGAATGAAAAAAGGAACTGCAGCAGTCGTTTTAAATAAGCCTGTCGTGATTTGAGTACTCATATATTACCTCCTTAAATTGCCACGTTAAGAGTGCAGCGTAAAGCCACAATCCAGCTTGTATTGGTGATATTGAATACTTGAGCCATCTTCCAACCCGCTGTCTGATAAAGTCTCAAACGTGGTGAAGCAATCTCAGGCGGTGCATAAATGAACTGAGCGGAATAACCGTCAAGATCAACCATATCGTAGCTTTCCTGCCCGGGCAAGAAGATGTTATATACATCAGCACCTTTAGCCGAAGCATTAGGAATTACCGAACCAACTGAAGACAATAGAAAACGGATGTTTCGAATTGCGCCCCATTCTGCTTGCAATAGATTGCTATTGTTTGCGTAGTTGGCAACGTTAATAAATCCTAACAATTGATCCAGGTCAGCGCTAAGGTTGGTATGAGCCAATCCAAAGAATGCTGTACGCACTGGAGCCGTACCGAATTTATTTTCACCTTCAATCATATCCTGAATGAATTGAGCATTAGCTGTTCGAAGTAATCGAACGGCTTTTGAGCAATCCAATGCAGAGATATTGGTAGGATTGTCCCCGTTTGTACCACTTGTACAATTAATTGGAGGCGCTCCGCCTTCCATCATTGACCTAGCTAATTGATCCTCTGTTTCTCTCAAGGATTGTCCAAGAGTTGACACAGCAGAATTTAAAACCGGGTCTTCGTTGATCAGCATAACTTGTTCTTGAAGAATCAAGTAAGTCCCATACCAATCAATTCTAGCATCAATATCTAAAGCCGTCAGCTGTTGCGCTGGAGGATCTACAATACCATTACCAAGCGGTACAGGTGCTGTAAGTAGGTTTTTGTATCTACGTCTACGTAGAATATCTCCCGCTTGCTGATCCATTGTTATCGGATAACCCATAGTTGTATGGATAAGATCCGGCATTGGACGAGCCAAAAGCTTCATTGAAAGCTGTTGTTGTACTGCAGGAGGTAAAATGCTGGTGGTCGTTGGACCGCTCATTGTTTAACTCCGTGTTGAGACGGAGACTATTTCCGGGCGCACGCTAGAGTTTCTTTCCAAAGGGCATTACGCTGATCTTTGGACATAGTTGAGTTAGACATTTTGGCCGCTGTTGTAACCGCCTCGGATCTTACGCCTAAGCTTCCCAACTGTGGCTTTCCTGCTTTATCATCAACACGCTTTTGTTCCTGAGAAATGGGTTTCTCTTTGTTCGCTGCGGATGCCAGGTCCGCTTGATAGCGATCATCTTTCTTAATAAGATTGTAAACCTTTCTCAAAGGATTTTTAGCGGTCTCTACAGCTTCTCGATTGTCTTCGTCTGATTTAATATATTTTTCACTATTTTCAGGCGTTACGACGGTCTTGAAATCTGCAAATTCGGTAGCTGCTTCGAGGATTTGGATTTTCTGATCCTTAGCAATTAGTTGTTGCTCATATCCACTCAATTTTTTGTTGAATGTGTTGAGAGCTTTAACAAGCTTCTTTCCATCTGGAAATTCTTCTTGTTCTAACTGCCTGTAATCAAAATCTTCTTCAGGAGGTGCTTGAGGAGTCCTTTGCGCTTGCTGTTGCATTTGCAATTGACGCTCATACATCTCTCTTTCTTTCTGCAGTTGCCAATTCTGTCTTTCAAGATCTTCTTTTGCCTTTCGAAGCTCAGCAAAACTTTCTTGCGGAGACTTCTTTTCATGGGTTTGCTCAGCCTGGTCGACCACGTCAGGTGCTTGGGTCTGCTCTGTTAAACTCATGCTTTTCCTTTGAGATAGGCGAATCTCATTTTGCGCCTTGAAATGGAATGATTATTCCATTAGTCTTTGTATAGAATAAATTTAATTAATGGTCAATAATATATTTGAAAGGTGTAAATGGGTGAAGATCTGGATACAATGACTTATATGATCGCTGCGGAAAAGATGGGAAATATGTTACACACTATTGAGTCGAGTATGAGTTTCATGTTAGAATATGGCGTTAAACCTGATGACGAGGTTAAAAATGCTTTGAATCCGATGATTGAGGTGATGAGGAAGTGGTTAGACTAATTCCCCATTTAAAACGTAATCCTCGGCTTTCTCTAGCTTATCTCTCATATAATCCTTAAGCATACAAACGTAATCTGAATCAAATTCATATGGGTTTTTTAGGATATATGCAAGCGTATCTTTTTTAGGAATGCACCATTCAAATATTACTTTTCCTCCATCCTCTATGCGCCATAAATAATGATCCTCTGTTTGATATGGACTAGGCCTTGAACGTCTACAATGGAAATTAGGAGAATATTTATCCTCTATTGGTTGAAACCAAAAATGAATATAATATTTACCTCTCGTTCCTTGATCATAATTCATTTGGACAATATTGTTAATGACATGCACGATACGCCTATTAGCATATTCTAACATCTGTCCTACTTCTATTCCATCAACTTGCTTTTCAAGGATATTCATTAATTTAGTCATTAGCGAATCATCTTACTTCCGCCCATATATAGGCTACGATTAGAATTTGAGGATGCCTGTTGAGGATGCTTAACATATCCGCCCTGTGGTTTATGCAAATTAGGAAGCCCGCGGATTTTAGGAGGAATCATTGTCATAACTACCCTTTAGTCTTGGGTTGTTTTTCATTAATTCCAGCCTGACGATTAAACGACTTCTCAAGTTGCAGGGGAGGCTTATCACCAGGGGGTCTAAATCTAGGTACTGTATCGTTTAGATTGCTATTTTTAGGAACAAAAGGTTTCTTTTGCTCAGAAATTATCTTTATTCTTGACATACTTTATCCTTAAAAAGTGGAGGGCGATCAGGTTACACTTGGTGTAGTTTATCCCTACTACCCTTCCAAATTATTTATTGGCCATCTTTTCACGAGTATAAGGACGGTGAGCTAATGATCTATCATCATGATGATCAATTTTCTTTCTAACCATCTCATAACTATTTGATGCTCCGGCAGGTGGCACATGGGCTTTATTCTCGCCTATTTTTGAATAGTGAGCTCCTGTGTTTCCTTTAGATCCGCCGCCGTTTGAAGTATTTTTGTGACTATGCATTTGAAACCTCTTGATTTTTCATTAAACTCTCTTGCTCTCTAGCTGACTTTTCATCTTCGCGACTTTGAATATTATTTATCAATTCAAATATTTTAACGAAGTTTTCGACTCCCATGGATTCTACTTCTTTAGCGGTTTTCACCTTATCTAGAGTAGCTAAATTCTTCATATGCTCGGATTCATTAAACTTGGTAAGAAGTGAAACTTGCTCAAGTTCACCTTTTCTTGTTCTCTCTTCAGCTAATGCACGGTCACTTTGGGCTTTAGATTGCAGGCTTTCATTAACAATCTGTTGATTCTGCATCTGCAACTGAGCCATTTGCTCCTCTTGCTTCTGCTTAGCTTCTTGTTGCTGCTGTATAGACTGCATGAGCTTATCTTTGTCTTGGATATCTAGATCATTCATAACCTGGTCAGGAGGTATTGGGAAGCCATCTTTCCATAAGAAATATTTCTGTCTAAATGCAAGCTGTCTTGACGTATCTGTGAGAGGCGCATTGGCTATTACTGCATCGTATTTTTGAAATGATTTGTCGCGGAATTCATTCGTAGGTTCTTCCTCGATCATCTTTCGAATCTTGCCTAGAGTATAATTCTTTTGAATAAGAGCCCAGTGAAGACGGCCCGCATTGCGCTGTGATAAGTCAAGGTTATCAAAAAGCTCTTGTAGTGTGGTAAGGGCTGCCCCTTGACGTAATTGTTCTGTAATACCCACATCACTGTCTTCCGCTTGTCCCAGAAGTTCTGGTGTGACACCGGCATTTGATTGGATATCCATTTTGAGCATTTCAGTGACATTAAAGTTAGCCGGGTTAATGTTTGCACCTGGTTTGTCATTTATTGCCTGCAATCTTCCGTTTTTGAAGAATCTTACTTTCCCGGGGCCAACTTTGAAAGCGTCTTGATCGTCAATGAGAGCATCTTCCTCAACATCCACTCCAGAAAATTGAGCAGCAAGCAAATCCATTTCGAGTTGCTTACGATAATTGTACAAGTATTGTGAATCTCGGATGTTACGGATGATCCCTTGATAACGGAACGAATAATTATTATTGGCCAAATCGTGATAACCGACAAAAGGTGTAAAGGGGTAAAAATCAACACCCAAAGGATTAGGGCCATCATAAAAACAAGTATTATTAACAATGATCGCAAGATGAACTGTAGGCACTTTTTCATGAACTATTACTATTTCAGGGAATTGGTATTTAAGGCGTTCGAATTCTTCTTTTGTTAAATCTACTTCGGTTGATTCGTATGTTTTTGGATCGACTATAAATGTAGCTTTACGCTCGCAAAGGTACCAGTATTCATCATAAGCAAGAAATCCTTTTCGTCTTATATTATATTGCTGAGGCATAAAGGTAAACTTAGTGTCGAAATAAGCTTGATCATTTAGCAAATCGATATCATTCTCACGGCCGGGCAACATCTGTTTAACTTGCTCTTTGTGAAGATATTTGCGTGTCCGAATAAATTGGCAATCTGATAGATCCATCTCGCGCCAAAAAGCATCCATCATCAGCATGTCAGCGCTGAAACATTCTGTTTTCAAATCTCCACACACTGGATCTTTTCGATAGTCAATCCATGAATGCATTAGACTCAATCCGGTGATTCCTGCAGACTCTTTAAAGCAGTTCGAGATAGTATTATAGGTGTCATCGTTAGAGTATGCGGATTGAATACATTTTGTAGCCTGAGATGCAGTTTGATCGCTAGCTCCATGCACCGCGATCATTCGAGTGCCTTTACGATGCTGTCTTTGACGACCACATACCATATTAACTACGGGCATTGAAGCATTGAAGATGAACTTTTGATGTTCGTATGAGAGACCGGCATATAGATTTAGATAACGCTGATCGCCTAGGTAAACTTTGCGATCAATGAGTTGTTCGTATAAAAATGATTGCCACGGAGAGAGATTCATTTGATAGCGTTCGTCCGCTTCGGCTACAATATCACGTCTTCCGTCTTGATAATATCCCTGGTATATATTGGGGACTACCTGGCTTCTTTCCATTAAACCGCTAGAAATAACCCACCTCGAGAAATATTGTTAAAAATATTACTCTACAGCGTCAGGAATATTATATCCATACTCTCTCAAAAAATTCTTACACCATTCGATTTTATCCTCTACTCTTTGACCAGATGGTTGAGATTTAGACCACAGTTCTAAATTCTCTATACGATTATCTGATCTCATGCCATTTTTATGATGCACAGTTTCTCCTTCATTTAATGCCCTTCCAAGAGACTCACTCATGATCCATACATGCTCATAAATTCTTCCTTTAGAGTTTTTAGCATTTGGATGTCCCCTTTTGACTATGCATTTATAGCCTCGTTTATCAATATGACCTTTTCCATATTCACTGATCAATCTTGGATGATCAGAGGGTAAACCTCTTTTAGCTCTGGCCTTATCTCTTTTGTCTTTACTTCTTTTCTTTAACCATTTCTGATAATTTTCGGGATTGTTGATTCTTCTTTGTTTTTCATAACATGAACGACAAAATCTAACTGAAGATCCTCCAGCAGGATTTGGAGAAGAACAGACCTCACAAATACGCATTAACGACCTACAAAAGGATTTTTTAGTCTTTGTTGAATTGGAATGGGTTTTGGTCCAAATCCAGCAGCGCTTTTAATTTCTCTTAATTTTTCAGGGGTTAAAGATCCCGGGCCTCTTCCGAATTGAATTCTAGCATTTGCCATCATTCTAACGCTGTCACATGCATGTGAGGCCCAATCGTGCAATGGAGACTCGGAGTAGCTTTGTGTTTTTTCGTTATACTTTTTATGATAATTTTCAAGGCACTTGATCAAAAATAAACATTTCGTTTGATCTATGTAAGCAATACTGAGAAGAGTTCTTACTGCTTCTATACCTACTTGAATATCTTTTTCTCTTTCTAATACTGTGGTTTTTAACCCTAATTCCCATGCAATATCTTGCATTGTTCTTCCAGTCTGCAAGCTATTGTTTCCCCCATCATGAGGGAAATAATGAGTACCATAAACATATGGCTTTGATTGTAAAACTTTCACGTAATGTGCCAAATTTTCACCCTGATTCTCGTAAAAATCTATTATCCTTAACTCTCCTCCGACTTCTTGCCAAAATACAATAGAGGTAGAATCTCCATAACCTAAGTCCCAAGCTGTCGAAACATTAGATCTAGGCTCGTATGATACATTACATATTCTTTTCTCTTCACGCATTTTCTCTACAATTCTACCATAATAGCTACCCTCAACTCCTCTATTGAAGCTGCAATAGTACTCTTGCTCGATAAGCTCTTCACTTACTCCCTCGTCTCTGATTTGTTTAATGTCTGCTTCGGTTAAAACTCAGTATCTCTAACGCTTAATACTTCGCAATACCAATTAGGATTTGATCTAGCCATGCAAACTAGGTCGTAGAAGTGATTCTTTCCGCGTGGAGTAGAGATAAAAAGAGCGTAACCTTTATTAACGTCGAGAATAGGACGTAAATACTCCCATGCAGCAGGTGATTGTATAGCGTATTCTGAAAATATGATGATTTTGGGATTAGTACCCACCAGAGAGTCGATGTTATCACTTCCAATAAGCTGATACATACTACCATTCGTAAACCTTATTTTCATTTCTTGGCCGTTCTTGGACTCAATGACCTCTTTAGGAATGTAATCTAGAATGCGTTTTCCGTCATTAGTAGAGCTGTCCCAAATGACTTTTTTAGCCTGTGAGTATGTTGGGAGAATGTGAAATGCTGTCCACGAGGGATTAATAAGAAGTTGTAGGATACACCAATTAAAAGCAGTAACGTCCTTTCCGCCTCTACGATGAACTACCCAAACCGCCCTCTTCGTTCCCTGATTTAGAGCTTTTATTATTGCAGCTTGATAATTCCTGGGTTGAAATTCCATCTCTAAGTTTTTCATTTGTCACTAAGTTGAACTGTGCTTTTCCGGCCTCAGATGCTGCCAACTGTGAAGCATCTATTTGTTTAAGTCTTGTTTTACCAAGCCATATTAAAAGTGTATTATCTCCCTTATCTGTTAAACCAAGTGCTTTAGCATATTGATGAGCTCTTAATATTTCATCACCTTTTTCTTTCTTTTCATGTGAAAATTGTGAGAATAATATTCCTTTTTCAATGAAACATCTATCATATAATGTCTGAGCACTTATTCCTAAATATGCCGCAATTCCAGTTCCCATACAACCAGCCATTAAAAGATCTTCGACTTTTTTCCAATCAATTTGAGATACAGGACGACCTAAACCTTCATCCATTGGAGGTTTTTTGTATTTGTTCGCCGTTCCTTTTGATTGTGTATTGTCGACCATTTTTCTCCATATATTTAAACCACCGAGCAACTATGATGTCAACATACGCCGGGCTTAATTCGATACCATAACATACTCTAGATAATTGTTCAGCAGCAATTAATGTTGTGCCTGATCCTAGGAATGGGTCATAAACGCCTTCACCTTGTGATGTATTGTTTCGAATAGGTTTAGCCATGCATTCAATGGGCTTTCGAGTTCCGTGTTCTGTTCTGCCATCTTGATTTTTTGAATGCTTATTTACTTTTTGAATTTCCCAAACACTTGTCTGTTTCCTATCACCTTTCCAATTATGATTATGTCCTTTTTTATTTGCGTACCAGCATGGTTCGTGTTGAGAATGATAGTCTCCTTGACTTAAGACTAAGGATGGTTTAACCCATATAATCTGACCGATTATTGAAAATTCCGCTTGAATTAATCCAGTAACCGTATCAAAAGCAAACTTATCACTACTCCAAACATATGCTACAGATCCAGGGAATTGGAAAAAACTTAAAGCCCAATTTGCTTTGTCATCGTTCAATACTTTTCCAAGTTTTTTTTGGCCTGCTTTCTTATTTAAATTAGGGTCATATTCAACCCCATAAGGAGGATCTGTCACCATCAATATAGGTTCATTTCCATTCAAACATTTCTGCACATAATCCGGTAATGTACTATCCCCGCAAACAATTCTATGCTGATTAAGTTCATAAACATCCCCTAATTTAGTTTCTGCATCCTCATCTTTAGCTGGCTCTAGTATTTCACTTTCATCTTCTGCATCGCCTTCAATCAAAGTCGCCGCATCTAAATGTAAGTCTTTCTCAAGCATTCCCAAATCAATAAGCTCGTGCGCTTCATATAGGCTGGAAAGAATATCGTAATCATGTTCTCCGTGGTGTATGTTATCAAGTACGACACGTTTCTTTAATAATTCGGGATCGATATCATTAGTGACGATACAAGGCACATCTTTCTTACCTAGTTTCTTAGCTGCACGTAGGCGTTGATTTCCTGCATAAATGATCATTCCCTCTTTAGTTTCATTGACTAAACAGGGGCGCATATTGAAATATTCGGGATCATTTTCGATATTTTTGCAAAGTTTTTCGAATTGATCTTTGTCTATTTTTCTAGGGTTTTTTTCATTAAGTTTGAGTTTTTTGATTGGAATGAATGTTATTTGCATTCATCTCCATCCATAATTTGTTGTGTCTTCCCAACCATAAGGAATAGACACTAAAGTTTCTTGCTGGTCTTCATAATCGATATCTTCATCCTGAGGACAATTCAAAGTCCTGTTCACTGAATAATAGTAAGAATTATCTTGAATCATCATACCTATTCCATCCAAGTCGGGCGAATTTCATTCCTATTGGGCGCTCTATCTCTTTTAAACGTGTAGCTTTTAGTTTTTTTGCCGAATTTATCTACTCTAACGATTCCGTTTTTATTATCAATAACAAAAGCTGAAGCACTAGCAAAAAAGCACATACACATCATTATAAGCACATATCTCATTAAAAACTCCTAAAATGATTCGTATTATGTTTTGATTTCATCATCTCTAAATGATGTTCTCCCATAGTTCTCGGAGTTCCTAGAAGTGATCTGAACATTGATTTGAATAAATTTCTTATCATAGCCATGTTGTATCATATTTTTTTGATTAATGAAAAGAAAAACCCGTCTATGAAGCGGACGGGAACGCTAAATTAATAGGACTATGCAGATTTTAGACAATGAATGTTTAGGGTAGCTACAGTGACAGGGAATACAATTCCAACAGTGTTGGGAGTCATATCCACGCCGTTCGACGAGGCATTTCTCAATTTGATAACGTCATTAGCTAAAACATCGATCATAACCTGACCATTAATTAGCACTTGCATTTAATCATACATAAATACATAATGATGCAATGTTAGAAAGTCTCCTCAAGCGATTAACATCGTGACAGTCGCAGCGGTTAACATGAGTGAACTAAACCAAACCAACAAGGATAAGAAAATGAAAAAGCAAACTTACCATGAACAAACAATGGAAATTAATAAAGAAATCATAGAATTCATGAAGAAACATCCAACAATATATGGTAAAATGAGAAGCATTCAAGAGTTTTATAATTATCATAATAAAAAAGATCAAGAAGAAATTGAAAATTCTTATGAAAACGGCTGGGAAGGAAACGATTAATTTTATTTAACATTAAACCTAAGGGCTTCGGCCCCTTAACCAAACCAAGGACAAAGAAAATGAGTGCAGTATGGCTAAAAAATGACCGGTCAAAAATAGATACAATAGCTAAAATATTTAGGAACTAAATGAGCAGCAATTTAAAAATAAGACCAATCGAAAAAGGGGGAACCATTCTTTCTTTTGAACTAAAAAGCGCATTGAGAAAAAGATATAATGGATCTATATGCATGGGCGTTAGGGAAACTGACATATCATATTTTCAGGGTCTTTTAGATGCAGGAATCGAAGATGCTCAAATAGTGATAGATTTTATAGAAAAGTATAAAGAATGTGAAATTATAGAAGTGTATTAAAGAATTTGACGTAAAAAATCCCCCTTGCTGCTGTGAGGGGGCATTATGAAGGAAAAAAATGAAATCTAAAAAAAGAATTATTTTCGGAAAAGACAATCTTCAAAACTTAAAGCAGATGACGATTAGAATTGATCACGATCTACATTTGAAAATGAAAGCTCATCTAGCCCTAAAAGACATGAGCATAGGGCAGTGGCTTAATGAGGCAGTTAAAAAAGAGCTAAAAGAAGAAACCTGGGATTAGAAATATTTCAGTGTTATGCACACAAAACCTTGATTTCGTGTGCATAATGCCCTTCTAATGCATAAGAAATCTATTGATTCTCACATTTTGTCGCATATTTTTTAGAATCTACGAGAAAAACAAAATTCTTTCTATAAATTTATCTTTGGGATATGTTCGAAATTGTCCATACATTTATCCTATAGTTTAGTGGCGGCTCTCAGAAATGAGGGCCGTTTTTTCCCTTTTCAATCTTTCTTTTCTGAGACTTTTGAATTTTTCTAGCATTCTATTGAAAGTTTTTTCCGCAAAATCTTCAGAATATCCATGCATTTCTAAACTGCCGGAAAAGGAAAGACTTAAATATGCTAAAATGTGAGTAATCTTAAGGTTCCTATTTTGAAAGACTGGATCAATTTCTTGATGAATTTCTCTGTAAAACTCGTCATCATGTATCATAAAACTCCAAAGTGCGACTCTGGGCAGCAAAAATAAAGGAGTATGTTTGCAGGGATAGCCAGAGCCGCGAAATTA